AAAAAAACCACCAGATCAACGGTGGTTTTAAAATGCATCTTTCTATATGAAAGCACCCAGTACCAAGGCGTAATACATTTGTGAGGCAAATATAAACAAAAAAAGCCAATCTTTCGACTAGCTTAATTTACGTAGGACTTTGCATTTAATTTTCATTTACTAATTTACGTAGGCTGAAAACAAGAACATACCTTTATTTTAATGAAATGCTAAAATTTACATAGTAGCATAAATCATTTTTCTTTTGCTTTTAATAATTTCGGACTTTGTAATTGTACAAATATCATTTTCGTAAGGTTTTGACCAGTCCCATCTGTCTAGCTTTCCTTTTGAAACTCCTAAAAATCCAATTTTCCACGAACTAAATAATATAGTAAGATTGCCATAATAGTAGTTATAAGCATTGCTTTTAAACTGTAAATTATAAATTTTTTGCATTATTTATAATCTTTAGATTCTACATTAAAACCGTTGTCAATTTTACTCAAACACTGTATTGCTTTCATCAAACTTTCTAGTCTTATTTTTCGTTCTATTCGTGCATCTGGGTATTTATTCAAATCCCATTCCGACAAACAAAGCTCTAGGTGTTTTTTTTGCTCTTCTAACATTCTAATTGCGTATTTCATAATTCTCTATTTTTAATTATTTCTTTAACTATACTTGAAAAGTTTTTTCTTGATAGATTAACTCCTTTTTTATGTTTTATTAAAAAATTACTTCTTAATAAAGATTCATCGTAAGATAATATTACTCCAAAATCAACATCCATATTTCTATTGTAGATAGAGTCAAGCGATAATTGCCCGCTCATTGTTGGTAAAAAAACGAAAAAACAATTTTCTATTTTTGTATCTTTTGCAAAATCTGCGTATATGTGATTCATAATTTTAAAATTTTACAATTTGCTGTGATAATCACTTCCTTAATTCTTTTACAAATCTAATCATTAATAATTGTAAAACAACTTTTAAAATGTTAAATTTTTAAAACAAAAAAAGCCAATCATTTCTGACTGGCTTCCTAACTTTAAAAACAAAAAAATTAAACTATGAAAAACCAAAGATAGTGAATTTTTACATTGTTTCGTCAAAATCTTTTCTAATTATTGTCTCTATTTTTTTGACCATGTCGTTAAAATACGTTGTTTTTTGAACCGTTGATGTATCAGAAATGGAGTTGATAAACTCTTCACAAAACTTTACCTGTTGCAGCATCTGCTTGGAAGACGGTTTTAATTGGTCGTAAATTTCTAATTCAATCATTTTGATACAAACCAATTGATGCATTAGTTGGTGTTTTTTCTTTGGATTCATAAGGCTTTCAATTTTAAAAATTCATCAAAGGTTACTGTTACCTTTGTTTTTGAAAAAACACGAACATAAAATTCGTTGTCACTTTCAAACTTTGTAAAATAGCATTCAATATCAGTTTTAACCAATGATCTCTGATTTTTCCAAATTGGCAATCCTTCTGCTAGTTCTTGAATTTCTTGAATTGTAAGATCTTTTACGTTTACCTGTGTGTTATTAATTGTATTCATAATTTTGTTTAATTTTGAGTTTATAACGATGAATTCGTCTATTATTTTAAATTTTATGTTTTTTAAATGATGTTTTTTACTAACAAAATCTTTGTGCTCTTTAAAACTATCGTACCCTTTAATCTGATTTTTCGTCTGTTTCATATTCCTTTAAATACAAATCAATTAATACTTTTGTGCTTTGCAAATCCGCTTCAAACTGCCCCTTTTTGCGGCATCGCATAATTCTTTTTATAAGGTCAAATTCATAACTATTTAGCTTTTGATCTTCGCAAAATTTGTAAAGCGAACCATTAGTGTTGTCGTAGTGTGCAGGGGTGTTTGTTACTAGCTTAAAGTCGTTTGCGTATGTGCCTATCCATTCCTCGTCGCCTCTTTTACAAGTCAAACATTCTTTATCGTTTGAAAAGTATTTTTTACCTAAAATAAAAGAGTCGCCCCAATATTTTTGATTAACGCACTCATACCATTTACCTTTTATAATTTTCATTTTTTTAAGTTTTTAAATTAACCCGCTAAATTAATAGCGGGTTTGATTAGTTTTAGAAAAGTAAATCGTCTGCCAAATCTGATTCCGCTTGTGATACTTGGTCTTTTCGTGGTGGTGCAACTATATTCCCATCCGTCCAAATTACTTGACCATTTGCCACGTATGTACGTTTTTCTTTTGCATCACGTTGCTCTTTTGTTTGGCTCAAATACATTGATACATTTTGCCCGTAATCGTTTGCCTCGTCTGAAATTGAGATTGTGTACTGCTTGTACTTTCCGTCTTTTCCTTTAATTCCTAAATTGATAAGTGAGCTCATAAGATTCTATTTATTGGTTAATTTTTCTTTTAATTCGTTTTTTAACGGTTCGGTTCTTTTTTGCTCGTAAGAGTTAAAAGCCTTCCAGGTTTTACCTAGTTCCGCCCAGTCTTTGCAGTTAAGCAAATCTTTTTCATTTTGCTTTTGTTCGTCTGTTAGCGGTTTTGGTGGTTCAACTGCCTTTTGCCCATCATCGTCTGCACTTCCAACCGAAACAAAACTTTGCAATCCGTAACGTCTAGCGTAGCTTATGCCGCTTCCTTGACTTTGTGCATCGTTTATCTTTGAAAATATAATCTCAGTCAAAGATTCTATTTGCTCGCCTGATTCATGCAAAAGGATAGTTTTAACGTAGTTTTTACCATCAAAAATAGTGGTCGGCTGCAAAACTACAATTCCGTTGTTGTTGAATGCAGGAAGTACAACTTCTAAAATACTGTTTAAGTCAGCATATTTATTTTTAAAAAATGGATTTAATGCGGTTTTTTTGGGCGTGACCATTTCCATTTGTGCTTTTACTAATGCTGTTGCTAAATTTTTCATTTTCTTTTGTTTTCTCGTAATTGATATTTTCTTTCTTCAAGGTCTTTGCTAGCTTGTTTTTTAAGTTTATAAAACTTTTCAAATGTAGCATCTCCCATATTTTCTTTCCAGTCGTGATTGTCGCTATCTATTCGCTTTGCCGACAAATGCCTTTCTCTTATTTCTTGCGGAATTTCTAAATATTCCGATTCTTGCATTTTCAAAAAAACTTCTCTATTTGATTCCATTTCTAATAATTTTTATTTAATTCGGATAATGGCTTGTCAAAGTTCGGGTCTAATATTATAACCTCTATTTCTTTTGCGGTTGCGTTTAGCAACTCGTTTAATCGCTTTAATTCCGCTTCTAAAGCTAAAATTCTTGCGGCCTGGTACTCTATTACTTCTATCATAAAGCGTTCATTTTATTTGTTAGTTCCGCAATCTGATCTTGCAAAACACTCTTTTCTGTTTTTGGCATTTCTGATATCTTTTGCATTGCTATTTTATAACCTTCCTTTTTTTGTTTTTTTGAAAATTCAGAATTACCTGTAAAAGATTTTTCGCTGAACCATCCTTCGTAAAATTTAAAACTATCAAATCCATTACCAATCCACAATTCGTGAATGCTACCTTTGATTGAAACTCCGCATACATGCTCATTTGTTTTGACTATCTCATAATTACCTTCCACAACTGCTGTAACTAAGTAATTTTTAAGAAATGCTACGCAATTAGTGTAATTTAGATTGATCCTCGGGATGTTGTCAATATGCTCTTCCACAATTAGCGCATCTTCCCTATCTAATTGTAAATAAACGTCGTCGAAATTCTTGTCTCTTGGCGTTTCGTTTGCTGGGCTTAAAAAGTCTAAGTGATGTGTGTCCATAATATTAATATTTATTTGTTTTGACAAAGATATAACTAATAACCATTGTAGGTTATTTTTTAACATACTTTAACATTTTAATATTGGATTCGGTTGTACCTTTGTTGAAACTTAAAAGATAGAAATTATGAAACTAGAAAACGGAATGACAGTAATTGCCCCTTGCGATGGCAACGGAAAAATCAAAAAAGGAGATAAGTTTGTGATTAAACGACTATGCTTTAAAAATATTACTTCTTTTGAAATAAAATTAAAAAACGGAACAAAATTGTTTTGTTTACTAAAAGAGTGCGAGCAAATAGAACTTAAAGATTGGATAATTAAACCGGAATAA